AGCGAAAAAAGGGTAATCGTTACGCGATAAGCGAATAGGAATATCGTCTCCTATTAATACGACAAAGACCCCATATCACGATAAACGATACGGGGTCAAGTGCCTTGTTACATATTTTTTAAGGTTACAGGATGTCCCCGCGAAGTTTCGCCAGTGTTTTGGGCGGCAGTGCTTCAAACTCTTCATCAGTGAGTTTGTCTAGATCGATCTCATCTTCCGTAGCACGGGTAGCAGCCCCTTCACCGCCTTGTTCTGCTGGCTGCGATCGTTGTGCTTTAAGCTTCTCCGCAACAGTGTTTTTCTTCCGCTTTTTGCGGGTAGTAGGTTTTGGCTTCTCTTGAGTCTGGCCTTCCGGCTCAATGAGTCCACGTCGTGCAAGCTGCAACTCCACTGCTTCGTTAAGAGCGTCAACAGCATTAGACCCGCTAGCTATTAAACCGTTCCTAACGCGGACGATATCTGCGGTTAAATCTTTATCGAAGTCGTCGTGTGTTGGGTCCAACGGTGGGTATGCGTCGTACCACTCTTGGGCAGCATCCTGCAAAGCGTCTTGGACTTTCGACTGCTTGGATGTAGCTGAAGTGGACTTATTTACCTCTTGCAAAATCTCTTTGCGCTCTTCGGCGCGGATTTCCCGTCGCAGCTCTGCGGCCTTCTGGGTCTCACCGTCGAGAATAAGGTCTTGGTACTCGGCCTCTTTAGCGTCAAAGTCATAGGCTTCGGCGCCATCGTCGTCGGGCTCTGCTTCTTTTTCCGCTTTCTCGTACGCCGCCACTTTGGCTTCAAGGGCTTTGTTTTTTCGCAGTACTTGGTCGAAGCGAGTTTTAGGAATCATATGGCTAGATTTTTTAGCCGTTGCCTTTCCTTCATCTTCAGACTCTTCCTCTGCGCCCTCTTCGCCGCCCTCTTCTTCAGGAGTATCGTCTTCTCCCTCCGGGTCAGCTTCGCCGCCCTCTTCTTCCTCGTCGGCCTCTTCACCGCCTTCTTCGTCAGACTCTTCAGCTTCTTCGCCTTCACCATCTTCGCCACCCTCGTCGTCACCTTCTTCGGCTTCGTCGCCTTCTTCGGTGCCTTCATCTTCGTCTTCCGGCGTTTCATCTTCGCCGAAACCGAAGTTCATGTCGAGAGCTTCACTTTCACCTTCTTCATCTGCACCAGCAGTGAAATCAAGTTCCAGTTCGTCCTCAGTCGCTAGGATCGCTTGTTTTGCCATTTGATGACTCTCCAGTCTTTGTAGGTTGTTGGCGGCTAGCCGTGGTCATCGCGGTCGTAGCCAGTTTTAGTCCCATATTCTGCTCGGACTGCTGCAGTCGAGTTTGGTTAGTCATTTCTGACAACTCGCGGCGCAAGTCAAGTTCAGCCATACGCGTCTGCAGTTCGGTCTGCAGCTTCGTAAGCTCTAGGTTTGGTTGTACTTGCGTCATATCGCCGACCTTCGCCATGTTTAGCTGGGTCTCGGATTGGATTTTCTGTATCTCAGCCTCAAGCTTACCAATCTCAAGCTGTACGTTGATCATGGCAATCTGGTTCTGGATAGCAGCTTGTTGTTGCTGCTCTGGTGTCATTTCTACACCAGACTGGATACGAAGTCGCTTAGCAATCTCTTCGCGTTTATCAAGGTTGCTATAACGAACAATAATATCATCAGGAATAGCAACGCCAACATTCCGCATAGCGATGGCTTCTGCGAACTGTACTTCGTCGTATGTATCGCGAGCGGGAGCAGTTGTGATGATTGTTTCATAGTCGCCTTGTGTGAGATCGTTATACACGGTCCCATCTTCCTGCTCCTCATTCACGACTAACTCTTCGCGCGGTTCCCGTGGATCGTCTTCGTCTTTCACAATGTGGAAAACCCGGCGCTCCGTGTAGTAGCGCTGGACTAGGTTTTTGATCTTATCGGCGAGAAGCGAGCGTGTATAGGCGAGGTTCTCTAGTGGAACCTGCATGAGGTTCAAACCAACGTCGCGCTTCTTCTCAATAGCAACACCAGACACTTCTGGGCTGTCGGTACCCAGCATAGAGTCAGACACGCCTGAGATGCTGCGTATATGCCCCATAGCCTTCGCTGAGATGCGGTCTAGGCCTGTAGGGATGGTGTTGGGGGTAATCTTATCCGGCTTCTCTGCACCTCGCGCATATTCGATAACAAGACCTGTTTCAGCACCACGGTCTTCTAGGTCATCGGGGTCCATGTTCGCGAGTGAGCCGGATTGGATAAGCCAGCCAGAGTTGGCCGTTGTATTGACGATATGCAGTTCTTGGGAGCTGACTTTGTTGAGCTGTTCCTGACTTGAGATCAGGTTACGGATCATACCGAAAGGCTTACCTCGGCGGAAATAAGCGAAGTATGGTATAATGGTAAAAGTGTCGTAAGGCGACCATTCGTCGTGTAGGACAACTTTATCGCAAGTGACGGTCCAGCGCACGCGCTTAGCGGCTTTAGAGATGACGGTTAGGTTGAACTGTTTGGCGAACTTTTTCACCTTACGTTCGCTCCACCCACCGGGTACAGGTGATTGATCCCCAGTATCAGGGTCCACGAAGTAGTCTCTACGAACAACCTTCATATGCTGGCGCTCAATAACGCGCAGCGCCTTCATCGTGCTAGACTCTTCATCATGAGGCACAGAAGAATGGTAGGTGCTTTCGTCAACGTCCCCGAAGGACTGCCGTTCAAACTCGATGGAGTCGCGGTCGAAATAGTTACCGTTCTCGGCTAGGAACTCCAACTGAGAGGCCTTCTTAGGCCCATACATCTCTTTGATCTCTTCGATAGTGTGCCACCGGCTATAGAAGACTTCGTTCCATGTGGAAGGGTCGTATTCTTTGGCGTCGGGGTCTACAAGTACGTCGAGGGGGTCGAGAGCTTTGATCTTGATCTCGCCCTCGATATTGTCTGAGAAATCCATGCGTACGTCATAGTACCCACGACCGTCCATAATCAGGCCGTCTGAAAATACTTGGCTTTCAACCCAGTGCAGCTTGTTCTCATCGGCCACATGCTGCATGATCTTCGTCATGACAGAAGCCAACTCGTTTGAGCTGGCTCGCTTAGGTTTCACTCGGAATGATACGCGGCGGGACGATTGTTCGCCCAAGAAGGCATTCACGGTCGGGAGGATCGTGTTAACGGTCAGCGCTGGTCGGCCTTGCCGTGTAAGCTTATCGACGTCGTCTTGGTCCCACTGATTACCTTGGTAATAGTCGTCGCACTTTTTCGCCATGGTGACGTATTTAGTGTGCCCATTGTCGCGGGCACGCACGTAGCGGTTCCACTGAACAGTGGCCGTCTGCATGTCCTTAACGTCCTGAGAAGTCTTTAAAGCCATTATGCGCTCATTGCCGTCTTGTTAGAGTCACCAGATTTTGCGATACCCTTGAGACGATCTCGCCACGATTTCTTTTTCTCGGGTTTCTTTTCCCGTATAACATTAAACTCTTCAATCATCAAACCCGCCCATGCAAGTGCATCCACTTGGTCGTCATGGACGCCCATAGGAAAACGCAACATTTCAGCCACAAGAGGGCCAGTAAAAGCTTCTCGGGGCGGGAAGAATACCCGACCTTGCTGCAATCTACCCTGAATAGACCGCGCCCGCAACTCTTTATCTCGTCTTCCGGTACGCAAATCTTTAATATACATAGAATAAAGCTTGCGTTCCGCGATCCTTTTGTTGAGGAACGGGCCGATAGCCATTTCGATCTGACCTTTTTCTATACCTACGATCCCGGGTTTCCAAAGCTCATAGAAATCTAATATACGTTCCACCAGCTCGAAGCCGTCATACCTCCCCCGGATGACATCTACGATGTACATGTTGTCATGCTGGTCCAGCCCAATACAGATACCAACAGAGTAGTCGTTTCGATCTTTCTCGCCGATGGCCAAGTCCCACGCTTGGTAGAAAGTCATCTTATCGAGATCGATCTCGTCCTCATCAAAATACTTGATGTCTTCGCGTTTGAAGTAGTCACCGTCGTCAGACACTGGGTTCTGCTGGTACAGCGCTTCCCAGTCACGTGGTGGCAAGGCTCTTTTGATACGCTGCAAGGCCTCTAGGTCGTACCGGGCAGGGTGAAGTGCATCCCCTTTGTCGCGGAATTCCTCGTCCTCTGTAGCTTCGGCAGGGTACTTAATAACTTCCCACTGGTCGCCGCCCTGCTCAGCCATGTCGAGCAGTTTGCCCGCCAGATCGGCATCGTGCCACCGGGTTAGAATAACTAGTACACCGCCACCGGGGGCGAGGCGCGTATATGCGGTAGAGGTATACCAATCGATATTCTCTTCCTGTTTGGTCTCTGACTCGGCGTCTTGTCTGTTCTTAACAGGGTCATCGATAATGAGTACGTGTGC